GCGCACGATCTTCTTGCGCTGCTGACGCTCCTTCTCCTTCTTGAGCGGGTGTTGGTGAGCGTCGATGTAGAGGGTATCTACGTTGGTGGTCTGCAGTAACGCGCACAGCCGGTTGGTGGAGTCAGCACCACCGGAGAACAGCAGGAGGGGGATTTTATCTTTCACTGTGGTAGGCCTTAGGCGGTGTACAAGCTAGCGCTGCCGAAGTACTCGTTCTTTTGCTCCCAGCGCCTATAGGCAGCGTTATTGAGCAGAAAGGGCAGGAAGTCAAACTCGATGCGGTAGTCCAGATAGGCCGGCGTGTCCTGCTCGCACAGTTCTTCGGTCAACAGCAGCTGGAAGCGATCATCGGTGATGGAATTCCCGCGGTAGAGGATGTCTGAGTCCGCGAGCATGAACTTCATCAAGCTACTGACCATTGGCAGGCGGTCATTGCGCTGGACAGGGTAGTTGTCCAGATACGCGTTCAAGGCTTTCTTGACCTCCGCCCATACCGCCACCCGCCCATCTGACCGAACGCCTGGGGTGACATGGATGGTCAGCATCGCTGTGTTGCCCTGCGTGAGCAGATCCGGGTGCAGGATCATCCGGTAGTAGTCGTGGATCTGTACCACCTGACGTCGGACGGCTGACGGCATGCAAAGGCTGTCTGACAGATGCGTCAGGCCCAGCATGCCCCACTGACCGCGCTGGAGGAGGGTGGTGGACTTGGCCATCCGCTGCATGGCCACACCCAAGGCCGTCATCGGGCTTTGATGATCATCAAAGTGAGCAAAGGCTTGGCGTACCCGATCACCGTGTTCGCTGACCACCTCCCAGAAACGCTCCGACCAAAACTGTCCGCCACGCACATGCTGCGAGGGCAGCACCAAGGTCGGGGTATCGATCAAGGTCTCCATCAGTGCCCCTCCCCATTGCCTTCGCCAAAGCGGGTCAGTATATCGCGCACCGCCATGGAGTAGTCTTCGATTTGTTGGGACGTAGGGTTGCGATTGAGGCGTTGAGGCGGAGTAGGAAAGGAGATGATGTTCGACATGGGACTTAACTCGCATAAAAGCCCGTCCTACTGCGCATCGGCAGTAGGACGGGCGTGTGGGGTCAGATCTTGAAAGGGGTTTCCAAGACCTCGAAACTGACAACCAGGCCGCGGAATTTCTCTTCTTTAGCCCGGGCGTAGACCATGTGCCGCTCGATCTCACGCGCCGAGAGGAAGTAAAACTCCGGCGCCACATCCGGCCAGTCTTTCAGTGGCCGGGTACGACCCAGGGTCTGGATGTTGGACTGCTTGGAGTTGATGGCGATGGTCTGGATCGTCACCCGCAGGTTGGGTACGTCCACGGCCGTACCGGCCGAGAGCACCGTAGAGACCACGATCTCCCCTTGCAGCAAGTCGCTGTAGGGATCTTCCTGGCAGTACCGATTGACCTTAAGCGCAGGGAACGCCCCGGCCAGCACCTCCGCCAAGCGGGTACACAAGGCCACCGTGGAGCAAAACACGATGCACTTCTGCCCGTGCTGCATTTTGTCCACAAACGCCGTACGGACGATATCGGTGATCATGCCCAGGTAGCGGTGGTACGTGGCCTGGTTCCGCATGATCGACTGTTCAAACAGGATGTGGTTGTACTGCTTCATGAAGTTCATGCAGCGTATCCGATCAGGATGCTGCAGGCTGTAGAGCAGGGCCTTGACCTCGATGAAGGCTTTGTAGTCGATCGGTGGGGATCGGGTGATCGGCGGCCAAACCACTTCGGTCATGCGGTTGACGAAGCGGTCATCGCCATCGATGGTAGCGGACATGGACAGCGTGTAGGGCACATGCGTGTACAGGTCTTGCCGGTAGACCGAGTGGAACTCCATGTGGGCCTCATCGACCATCTTGGTGCCGATGCCCAGCAAGGGGAATAACTCCTCCGGGGCGATGTTCCCGGTTTCCTCGCATACGCCGTACTGCTCGTAGTTCTTGTAGAAGTTCCCCAGCGTGCGGTTGCCGAAGATGATGAACTGGTAGGTGAGCTTACCCTCCCGTGCTTCATCGATGAGCTTGAGCAGGCTGGGTGTACCAGAGACCCGGCGGATGTGATGGTCTTTGAGCTTGAAGCACTCACGCACGTCCGTGGCCCATTTATCCACGTACGCGCCCTTGACGACGATAGCCGTCCGAAAGCCCCGCTCATGGACGATGTTCATCGAACACAGCGTCTTACCAAAGCCGGTATTGGCTGTGATGAGCTTGGAGGGGGCAAAGCGGGGGTCGCACACGGCCAGGCCGTAGTCGATGATCTTGCGCTGGTCAGGACGCGGGGTGCGCTTATCGATCCACTGAAAGTCCACCGTGTCAGGTGCGTAGACTTCCTGCTCCACCCGTTCGATGTTCTCGGACGGGTATCCGGTATTTGTGATCGTGGCGACGACCTGTTCCAGTAGGTTTCGGTGAAAACGAAACTCGCTGTTATCCGCACGCCGAGCAGCGTACACGGCCCGGGCATTGCGCTCAAAGCGCTGCCCGTTACGTACCAGGTCGTATTGGGTAAGCGAGGACGCACAGTAGTACAGCAACGCTTCTTTGATCGTATCGTCGAACCCCGTCACTTTCACGAAGTGCGAGTAGACCTCGATTCGAACGCGCTCAGTCATCTCGTGCATACGGGGTTCCTGATGGATGAGAGAAAAGATGCCACGCCTCCCCTGCCGGTAAGGCAGGGGAGGGTGTTGGACTTACATCAAGATGGGGTCCAGCAGATGGTCCGGCCGGTTACGCAGCAAGAACTGCACCGGATCTTTGAGCTGGTAGCTGTGACGCTGGTAGGCCATCATGGCCGCCATGGATCGGCGGTAGATGGCAGTGTCCATCGTGATGAAGTGCACCGCATTGCCATAGTGGGGGATACGGTAATCCCCATCGGCGGGGTTACGCGCCATACAGCACTTGATCAGCAGTGCCAGGTATGCCAGATTCACCGACAACCTTGCATTGACGACCGCATGCAGGGCCCGCAGGGCTTCTTCCGGTGACTTGGAATCGGCCAGGACTTTCTTGCCGGCTTTGCGGGTAGAGCCAAAGAATCCCACGATCGTAAGCATCTGCTCGACCATGGAGATGTGCTTAGCCGGCAACACCAAGACCGGGGCATTGTAGTCCCAGTCATCCAGCGGGATCTGGAAGTTCCCACGCGGGCTGACGGTAAAGCCAGCCCGTTGGATGTGCTCAAGCATTTCATAGGAAATCGAAGCCCGAGCCGTGGTGTCGGTGACCAGGATATCCACCCGAGACTCCATCCCGGAGGCATCGATGCTCGTCAGACCGATGGTGGTGATCTGGGAGGTAGACTCCAGCCGCAACTCACGCACACCGCTGACGTACTTGACGTTACCGATGTTCTGCGCCTCCGAGGCTGCTATCTCCAGCCACAGTTTCTTCCCTTTCAGGCGAGGATTAAGCAGCACAGACATCCCATCCGTGCTGTGACGCACGTAGCGCAGCTCCTCCTCAGAGAACTGAATCGTAGAGGCATGCGCGGAGCGGATCAAGTGCTTGGTGGACAACGCTCCCTGGGTGGCGGGCATACACAGAGCCACTGAGGATGCATGGCCCACGCTGGTGCCCTTGGGGATGGAACTGGCCAGCTCACCAAAGCACATCTCACACGGCCGGGTGGGGTCGGGCGACATGCACGTGAGCACGGTGCGCACGTTGATGGTCTTACCCACCAGCTCGGCGGACTTGAGCGTGACGCGCGAGTACCCGCCCTGCTCGTTCTGGTAGTACATGCCGTTCAGATGTTTCAGATCCCCCGAACCCACCATCCACTTCAGATGGTGGGGGCTGCGGCAGTCGTGCATGGAGAAAGTCCCCATCACACCGGCCAGCAGCTGGATACGCCGGTTGAACGTCTCGGTCTTGCGCAGCGGCGTACCGTTGGTCAGTGCCGCCACCGAAGCTGAACGGGAGTCAATCAGCGACTGCAGTGCTGTCATGACCCCGCCGGCGTAGGAGGAGATCACCGGGTCCCGGAAGATGTGCCCATCGATATCGGTCATGAACCCACGGGCACCCACGCACTGAGCCACCTGCGAGGAGTCCAGCATCCCCGTCATTACCGAACGCACCACCGGGTTGTTACGCAGCGCAGGCGATTCACGCATCGTGGACTGGACGGTCGCATAAAGCGTGTCGATGCTCAGCGTGGTGGGTTTGACCTCCGCTCGGGCTTTGGCGATACTCGGCTCGAGCATGATGTCGATGAAGTGCTCAGCGTTGATGGTCTCCACATGCGCAGCCGCTTCCTGGATCAGAGCGTTGTAGATCTCATTGGTGCTGGCATACAGCTCCCGGGTTGCCCGATCCCAGTCGACTTCCACCGTGGGGTTGTGGTCCACGGCATCCCAGAGGATCTCACCCATGATCGTGGCATGGAGCATTGTGGAGATCTCCCGGCCATTGACCGAATGCCGGATGCTGGTGGGGCACGGAGGCAGGACATTGTACATCCGCCAGCAAATCGCCCCGTAGATCAGCTCCCGACGCTGGATCTGGGCAATGCCGTCATCGAATTTCACCTCGAACACTTGTTCGGGCAATGCCAGCAGCGCCTGGGTATCCCAGGTTGCCAGTTGTCGTGCGGTGTAGGTCATTCGTCATCCTCCTCGGAATCATCATCGTCACTGGGGGCTTCCTTCCCCGGCTTGCTATCCTCCTCTTCCTCCAGCTCGTCCCGCTCACCCTCCGCATCCGCGCCGGACTCGTCCACATCGCCGAACAGGGCATGGGCTGAGTCGGTGTCGTGGTAGATCTTCCCATCCTCCACGCACGGCTCGTAGGTCAGCCGTACGCCACTGGTGAACAGCTGATGCCGTCCCAGGTCCAGTGAACGACCACCGCCTTCCGGGATGACCGTCCGGTCGATGATCCTGGCCACGTTGGAGGGCGTGGGCGAATCCATCAGGTTGTGGATCACGTGCCGATGGGTGCGCGGGCTGTTGGACATCTCCAGTTTCTCCCGCACGATATCCCCGCCCACGAACGCCGACACGGACCGTACTTCGGCCTCACCCAGCGTACGGGTAGGCGTCTTACGGCCTGGCGAGGAGTATTTGTCCGACTTGCTCACCTTGGAGGGGATACCAAAGTGCTGAAGCTTGGCCGAGTCTACCGAGGAGTAATCGCCACCGGTTTTCTCCAGCAGCAAGATGTACACCGTGCCGATGAGCACGTCCTCCACGGTCGTCACCATCTCCCCACTGGGCGCGCGGTAGGTCACCGGCGAGAAGTTCGGCCGGTAGTGCTCGCGCAGCTGGGTGAGCATCTGCACCACGTCGATGGGGTTATCGGCTGGGCTGTAGATGTCATAGCCACGCTCAGACCCCCCACGCATGAAGCTCAGCGGCGTACCGCGGTAGTCTGCAGAGCTGAGCATCTGGTACATGCGCGGGCTGACGATACGGATGAAGCCCAGCAGGTACTCCCACGCCTTTTTGACGTTGGCGGCGGTGGGCTGCTGGATCATCTCCAATACCCGCTTGCGCATATCACGGTCAGCAGCCGTGGCGTACTGCTCGTAGATCACCCCCGGGTTCATGCGCTTGACGATGGCTTTGCCGTCGGTAATGATCTCAGCGACGTTGCCGAAGGCATCCCGAGGCATATCTGCATCAGGTCGCACATCAACCACAACCCCTTTGTTGCCGTATCGACCGGTCTGCTTGAAGGCCAGCGTCGGGATCAGGGTGTACTCCACCGTCAGCTCCACCCGCCACTCATCCAGTGGCACGCGCTGGTGGATCAGCACCACCCGATGGCGATGGCCGTCGAGGAAAATGCGGGCTTCCTTGTAGATGCGCTGGAACTCTGGCGTCACGCGCAGCAGATCACGCCTACGGCTACGCAGCTCGGCATACGTGGCTACCACGGCTTCACAGTACCGACGCTTGGCTTCGTAGTACTTGACGCATTGGTCTTCCATGCCGAAAGGCGTCAGCGGTGGATTCCGGTTATTACCCCGGAACACGTCCACGTCGATCACCCGAGCCCGCTTGGCTCCGTGCGGGGCGTAGTAGAGCTTGTCGAACTCGTAGTCCACCCGCATCAGTGCTTCAGGCGTCATCTCCACCGGCGCCATCAGGTCATCGTACTCGCGCAGGGCAAACACCAACCCGTCAGCCCGAATGGGATCGCCGATGTCCGGGAAGGGCTTGTAGACGTCCTTGGTGCCGTACAGGTTGATGGGAAAGCGCTTGGACCCCCACGTGGCCGAGCGTTTCTCCACACCCAGCGTGGTCATGCGCTTGGCGAAGGACTCACTGATCACCACACCGTCTTCAATGACGCTGGGGTCAGACATGAACACCACGTTGGCATTCAAGCCCATGCCGTATTCCCCAGACGGCTTGACCGAGGGGCTATCGGCCAGCACCGTACCCTGCTCGAGCTCCACGCCCTGGGTGATACCTGCCATCTCCGGCTTGAAGTTGTAGGCAAAGCCAAAGTGCTGGTGCAGACAGTGGTGACTGGGGACGCTGATGCAGCCAATCTCCCCGTTCTCGGCATTCTCGTAGATCAGCAGCGTCATCGGGTTCTGCTCGATGCGGCTGCTGTCGTAGGTGGGTGGGTACTTCTGGATCACCCGGATCACCGTGAGGTTACACGGAGCCTTGATGTTGAAGGTAAAGCGTCCAAATTCCATGTCCATGCCCGTGGTGAGCAAAGGCGGTTCACTGCCTTCCACTACCAGAGATTGGGACAAATGACTGCCACCGTACATCTGCATACGCGAAGGCGAGGTGCAGAAGTGGTACGGCGACAGCGCGGCCTTGGAGATGATCTCCGGCCGTAGTTCGTTGATGGGTTCCATGGTGGCTCCTAACTGTGGTAGCAGAGGGATGTTATAGGTCTGAGCGTCTATAGTGCCCTGAAGGAAGCCCAATGAGCTGTTCGATCAATGCCCTGGCCGTAGACTACGGCGATGATGTGTTCTACCTGCCGGCGTTTCGTCGCATGGTGGAGAGCCACCTGCCTTACCTGCTGATGGCACCGGACAACATGACCCTGCCGGTGGAGCCGCATAGCGCGGTCAAGTACGAATCGGACTGGCACGGCCTGTTGCTGTCCATGCAGATCCCGATGTACCTGCACTTCATCGTCATGCGCATGAACGGACTGCTGGCGCCCACAGAGAACACCTCGCAGTTGTCTGAGATCATGATCCCGGCACCGGGGCGGATCGACTCGCTGGTGGCGTCCTATAAAGCCCAAACAAACAAGATCCTCTAAAGCCGCCCCTCTCTTGCCGTGGAGCAAGAGAGGGGCGTTATGCCGTCAGACTTTAGAGCGTGCGATACGCCCCCATGGGCTGCCCCATCGCAGGCTGGGTGTTTTGCACCATGTAGCCTCCGCGTGTCATGCCCGGGGTGGTCATCATCGGCGGGTTGGTCTGGGTTGCTACGACCTGACCGTTCTGGGCATTAGCCCACGGGACATTGGCCGCCGGTGCCACCGGTTGCTGGGCCTGGGTGTAGGTGCCATAGCCGTAGGCCGGGTACTGTGTCTGCGGGACCATCTGCGGCTGGACCGCATAGCCACCACGGGTCATGTACACCGGCTGGCCGTAGCCTGCCTGGGGCTGCGGGGGGTACCCATAGGGCACCGGTACCGCGCCCATCGGCTGGGGCGGATACCCCGCCGGCTGCGGACGGGTCTTGCGCAGGAAGTCTTCCAGCGAGTCTTCCTTGTTGGCCGTATGGCTCGGAGCAGCCACCGTGGGCTGGATCGGAGCGTTGACCTGCGGATACGCCTGACCCGGAGCCGTCTCCTGCTGCGGCGTCACCGGCGACTGACCCTCGTTACCCGGCAGGCTGGGGATCTGTCCGGCCCACTGGCTGATGTCATCGAGCTCGCTCACCCACTCGGTCGGGATCTCGATGGCGCTGGGGTCTTCCAGGAACTCCCGATGCAGATGCACCAGCTTGTTGATCTGCTTGGCGATCTTGGCAAACGAGCTCAGCAGCGCATGGAACATCGGCGCCGTACGGTTGCTGCTGGGAGCCGAGTAGGTTTCCCGATCCTCCAGTCCCGGCAGCACGTAGCGCAGCACGTCGGTCAGGACACGAATGTCTTTCTTGCGCAGGCTCACACCGAAGACCGTGTTGTTGTCGGTCTCCTCCAGTGCCTCGTACAGCGGGAAGGTCGCCACCATCACCTGCGGGTATTTCTCACCCCGGTAGGTACCACCGCGCTTGGCGTACAGGCCCAGCAGCCGCTCGGAGGAGTCGATGTTGGTACGCGAGAGGATCTCGGCGAAGGCTTCGGCCACCTTCGGGTCCACATCGGCCACCGCCGAGAGCACGCCATGGGCGTTCATCGGCAAACTGCGATGGCGGTGGGTAGCTCCGCCCAGGTCCAAATACCCAGCCACCAGCAAGCTCACGCTCACCGTCAGGCGATACGTGACCAAACTGCGCAGCTTGGCGAACACCGGCGACTCCGCCGCGCGCACCAGCGACTCGCTGAGCGGATGGAACACCATCATGCCAGGCTGGACGCCCGCCCGGAGCAGCTCCGGGCTGGGGAAAAACACCGACTCGCCGTCGATCAACAACGGCTTGCGTTCACCGTAGTCGGTATACAGCCGACCGTCAGCACCGACTTCGACATTGACGGCGTTCAGTACCTGACGGTAGAAGTCTTGGAGTTGCATGGGGAGGTTCTCCTCAGAGATAGGTGGAAGGCTGGGGCAGGATAATCTCCCCGGACGAGGCCGGTTGGGCCACCGACGGCGCTGCCGGAGGCTGGGAGACCATGGGGGTCTGGTTGTAGGTGGCGTACGGACTCAAGGCCAGCAGTCCCGAACGCCCCGAGAGCATGTCGCCCATTTCCCCGATGTCGTGGGCCATCGCGTTCAAGTGATCCTGCGTGTTGGTCAGCAGGGGTGAGTAGATCGCATCGGCGAAGGAAGGGATCGTGAAGCTCGTGGGCACGCCCCCGCCCATGGACAGCTGCAGGTGCGAGTCTCGGATCATGTCGAACGAGCCGTCCAGACGCATGTCCACCATACCGCCCTGGGTGGAGTAGCGCAGAACTTCATTCACCAACCGGAACTTGAAGCTCTCACCGAACTGGGTCAGATCCACGCCCGACAGGAATGACTCCATGCCCAGGATCTGGACCATCCACTCGTTGTTGTGGGTCTGGTTGGTGGCCATGAACCGCACGCCGGTGAGCATCAGGTCCATCATCAGCGTGGGGACCATCTGAGCCAGGGTGTTGGCCGTGAGGGTTTCATGGTTAGAGCCCCGCCAGTGCTCACTGTCCCCCGAACCTGCAAAGTTCAGCTGGTTCTGATACATCGTCCCACGCCTGGCGATGACCTGCACCCGACCATCCAGCGTGGGATCGTTCTGGCACAGCTCGCCGTAGGTGATCGAGCCACCTTCGGAGAACGAGGTGTTGGCATTCAGGAAGGTCAGGAAGGCATTGGAGCCCATCATCGGGTCTTTCACCGCATCAGCGGCCCGGCCGTAGATGGCTTCCTGCTGGTCGGTGTCCGAAGACGGATCGTTCATGGCCTGACGATACGCCCCCAGCGTCTTGCTCAGGTACTGGGCCGGATTGGCATTGGCCCGGTTGGAGAGCTTGACGTGTTCGGTGGCGAAGGTCCCATGGGTCATGTAGATCGTCCCATGATCGCCCAGCGTACGCGAGAGGGCAATGCTGTCCAGGATGTCCTGGGGACGCATGGTCTGCGGGCTCTGGGCCACCGAATACAACGTGGGCGTATAGCTGCCAGCCAACAGCTGACTGCCATTGGTGATTTTCTGCCGGGTCATCAGCACGCCGTTGACCAGCTCCTGCACCTCCATCGTGTCGATGACGTTGTTGAAGTGCAGCCGCATGCGCGGGTCGAGCGTGTGCATGTGGCTCACGTCACTGTGATCGGTATACCCGGTCAGGTACTGGTGACGTGCGCCCCCCATCACGGTGGGATGGATGACCTCGAGCATGAAGGCAAACCGGCAGGTGCGCCAGCCATTGGCGATGGGCGCCTCATAGGCCGCCACCGCCGAAGGGGCCAGGATACTCCATGCCGAGTCAGCCACCGAGGCGGTGTTGATACGCGCCCCGCCCTTGGTGGATTCGCTGAGCAGCGCCATGTTCTCCGGCGTGGTCATCGTCTGGTAGGGACGCAGGTACATCTCGTCATACGTCCCCATTTCAATCAAGTTCAGACGGGCAATGGTGAAATTAAGCATGGGCCTTACGACTCCTCTGTGCCAAGTCAATGTGGAGATGGGCAATTTCAACCCGCAATCCGAAAGGCATCTGGTAGTCCTGTCCATCTTGCACGTTCAGTTCCAGTGCAAGCTGTTCGGGGAGGACGTACTTCCAGCGATCTGCGGCGATGTTTTCCACCAGCAAATCCGCAGCTGTGATCACCACATTGGAGATGCGGGACTTCGCCAGCGCGCCTTTGGGACGACGGTAATGCGGAAACAGTTCGGTCAGCAGCCCGTAGAGTTCCTTGGGGACTTCAACGGGGTATTGGAGGATACCCTGGACGAAGTTGGGATCACGGGGCAGCATTTCCAGCGTGCACAGAGCCGCCAGGTTCTTGAACCCTCGACGCCAGAGCACGTACTGCACGGTCACCAGTGAATCGGCGATGACCTCACGGCTCAGCGAGGGGACCACGTGAGGGGAGTTCACCGTGGCGATGAGCCAGCGTAGCAGGGTCAGGTGATGTGTAGTGATCTCACTACCGCCTACTCGAGCCCGCAGATCCCGGCAGGCGTAGTACATGTCCAGATCCGGTTCGGGGTCCAGTTCCAGCAGCAGGTGGCGTGAGTCTTCCAGGTAGTAGTCGTTGATGACGATGGTCGCCTCATCGACTTCCTTCTTCATCCGGTACTTCTCGATATTGGACAGGTTGTCATCGTCCATATCCGAGTCGCGTTCATCCCGGGCGGTGATTTTCCCACCAAAGCGCCGACTGCCTTCCTTGTCAGCCGCCGAGAACCTCACCTGGTTGTTGATGAACTTGTGGACGTTGGTGACCACATTGTTGCGAGTGTCTTCCGAGTTGATCGGACACACCGAGATCCGGCGGACCAGCAGCTGGGACATCAACCACTCGGGCAGTTCCTCCGAACCCACGCGCGTAAGCACGGAGATCGTGGTGATCCCATTGCGCTTGACCTTGGCGTTCTTCTTGGTCAACGAAGCGATCATCGTGTTGATGTACACGCGCATACGCGCAATGGCCGGCGACTCGATGAGGTCGGTGTCCTTCAGGAAGCTGATGGCCAACCCATCCGGGTCTGACACCGAACTGTCCGCCGTGGCACGACTCAAAAAAGAGGTCCAGATCGGTACGATGGGGCGAAATGCCACCGCGAGTAATGCCAGTTCGATGTAGTCCCGACGCAGGTAGGTCGAGCCTTCCGGGTATTTCTCCGAGTACTCCTCCAGCAGATCCGGCGGGATGGTCATGTTCCCATTGGCCAGTACCCAGGCCGCCATCTCGCTCAGCGGAGTGAGCTTAGCCATCTGCTGGGTCAGGGCTGTCAGGGCCGGGACGATGCTCATCACACTCACGCCTTCGGCGATGATGGTCGTCAGGTCTTGGTAGAGCTCCCAGTAACGCTGCTGTTTGACCGGACTGCAACTAGCCCAGAAGCGATTGATCTCATCGAAGATGTCCCCTTCAGCGACTTTCTCTGCCGTGCCCGAGGTACGGGCATAGGGCTGAAAGTCCCATTCCAGGGCCTCTTTTTTATGCTTGGCGATCAGCAGGCAGCGATTGGTTGCCGGCGATACGAGGACGGATAGTTCCACAAACAGTTCCTCAATGCGTGGTAGTAGGTGCAACAGGATATTGTAGGTGTCAAATGCCTTGCCTGGGCTAAGGCCATAAACCCGCTAGGACACAAGGTCCTAGCGGGCTGGGGGATATGGCCTTAGAAAGGCAGGTCGTTGGTGGCGAAGTTGGACGAAGACGAATCGGACTGCTGGGAGGACTGGGACTGCTGGTTACCCCAGCGCTGACCACCACCCTGGTTATCGCGCGGCGGCGGCGGGGTGTAGTTGGCGACCATGAGCTGGTTGGTGATGGCTCGGATGGCCTTGGCCCAACCGGCCGCGTACAGGCGCGACTGATCAGCCACCGAGATCCCGGCCATGAGCGTGGCCGTACGGGTGCCCGTCTGCGGACCGAAATGGAACTTGATGGCCGGACGGGACTTGTCCCAGGACGTGACGGCGATGTAGATGCGCCCGTCCTCTTCCTTGCCCACGAACACCGTGTTGTCCAGGATCGGACCATCGGAAGGCTTGCCGCCCACGAAACGCGTGGCCTTGACCTCCCAACGCGGCTTCCAGTCTGCCGGCTGGCTGTGGACGGTCTCCACGGCTTCGGTGATGGCCTGCAGGTCGTAGAGGTTGTTGATCACGCCGATGATGCGGCCGTTGTCCTTATCGCCTTCCACGTTGGTGTAGAGGACGAACTCCAGACGGTTCTTGCGGTTGTCATAGCCCACGGCCAGGGTCGGCGAACGCTTGCCGCCATCCACCGGCGGGGCGGTGAGCTTGGTGCCGTAGTCGGACAGGATGGTCTGGAGACGCGGGACGGAGTTGCTTTGTTGGCTCATGTGGAGTGTCCGGGTGGGTTTCTCAATAAATAGGATTAGTGCGTATCTTTATACGCCCAGTTCAAAACAGCCTACGCAAGACGTCTGCATCGGCTTTGTGGGTCACTTTGGCGATGGATGCCTTCATGCGATCCACGGTGGTCAGGGGCGTCCAGTGATCCCGGCGGGCCATCTCAATCACCAGTTCACGTATCGAACGTGGCATGGCGGCAAAGTGGGTCCCGTTGTCCCCGAAAACTTGCAAGGTGAAACGGTTAAACGGCATGGGCGGCAGGTGCTTGCCGTCGGTGAGCTTGGTATACCACAACGCGGCAGGTTTGATCACTCCCGTGTTCGACTCCACCAGATCCAGCTGCGGGAACTTAGGCCGACACAGCAAGTCCACCGCCGCATGGGAGAGCAGCAAGGTAGGCCGTTCACAACCCGGCAGCTGGTAGGTGTAGACGTTCACCACCGGCGGCTGGTCTTTTACGTTCAACCGCTTGGTGAGCTCCTTCAGACTGATGTCTTCCAGGGTCTGGGCGAAGATCATCCGATCGCCTTTGAGCGTACGATGGACGGCGTAGGGAAAATCTCGCCTCAGTGAACTGTAGTCGCAAAAGTAAAACCGTGCCACACAGCCCCCGCTGGACGCGCGCTGGATGGCGTCACGGATCACCCCGATCTCCTGCTCCAGCGCCGGCACCACGTGCTGGGGCAGCAGGTTGTTGCGCGTATCGGCTTTCACCGCTGAGAGCATGTTGCGGATGAGCGTGCGCAGGTTGAACCAGAACTCCCCATAACCCAGCAGAGGCGCTGGACTGACGGGGCGATCCGGATACTGTCCGCATGCGGCTTCAATGGCCAGAGAGGTGCCTGCCGAGACAGGCAGGGCCATGACCTCCCGGCCAGCCAGTTCTTCGGTAACCGACATAGGACCTCCTTTAGGCCAGTAGCTCTTGCAGTAAGGTGTCACACACCTCAATCAACTCCGAAGGCGTCTCACGGGCCTCCAGGCGCCGTATGAGCAGCTCGCGTACGTTCTCTGGGGTAATGGCCAGCTGATGGAACTCCGAGCGCATATCGACCAGGAGCTTGGCTTGGGTCTTGGTACGATCTTCCACCGTGGAACTGAATTCCACCTGCGGGTAGGTGTTCTTCAACTCCGGCAGGTTCGCCAGGATCGCATCGCCAGCTTCCGCTGAGATCCTGACAAACGAGGGCTCAGTGCGTTCCTTCAGAAACGCCAGCTTCGCTAAAGCTTCTTCCAATGCCAGTCCCCGACAGTCCACCGTCACGTAAGACATCGCCCCGAGGTTCTCCCGGAACTGGGCTTCAAAGAGCCCGTCCTGATAGAGCTGGATGCGCCAATGCCCTTTGGCTTCTTCTTCCCCATGGGCCAGCCGATCGAACGAGCCGTTGGCCAGTACCCGACCGTAGCCTGCGGGTTTGTGCACGTGCCCAGCATCAACCACGTACCGGGTGATGGACTGGTAGCGCTCCGGGTCGTGTGTGGGGGCTTTGACGAAGTCCGGCAGCTGGAAGCTAAAGGCGCCATGCACCAAAGATACGTCCACCTGCGACAGGCCTTCACTTTGGAGGGCCTGACAGACGTCTTTCCACGTATCGTTGGTATCGGGTCGCCACTCATCCGGTACGCACAGGAACGTCAGTCCCCGTACGGACACCACCGACAGCGTGTCCACGTAATGCAGTTCGGCTCCAATCTGGGCATTGTCGTTGGTGATCACCATCAGCTGGTTCTGACGCCAGTCATGCGAGGGCGTGCCTTCCAGCAAGATCACCGCGGTGTTGTTGCGCTGACACTGACGCAGGAACGAGGTCATCCAGACCAGGATGATCCCCAGGTCCGGGTCCGGTGCGGTCAGTAGACGATCGAATAAATCGCCCACGATGCAGATCACATCCAGCGCACGGGTCTCCGCACTATCGGGAAACGCCCGGTAGAGGTTATCCACGATCAGTCGCGTGGGCGTACGCCGGTGGCCTAGGTGGATGTCGCTGATGCAGGCGATGCTGGCGTGGTCAGAATTCTTCGTCTTCATCAGACAACGCCGGATGGGAGGGGCTAGCCGTGACGGTCGGTGCAGCTGCGGCTGCCTCGGACTGGGCCTGATAGGGGAAGCTCAGGCCGTAGCGATCAAAGATCGCCTTCCACTCGTTGCGGTTCTTCAGGTCCGCCTCTTCGATCGTGTTGTAACGGGCCATGCCTTCCTGCAAGGCTCGGGCGCCTGACCCAGGCAGCTGCTGCTCACGCAGCTGGGAGTTGAGCATGACCTCACCCACCGAGTAGGCGTTACCCGGCCCGATGAAGGACTTGGTGTTGGACAGCGGGGCCGGAGCCCGGAAGAGCACGGCGCCGGTGGCATCCACCACGTCGATGGGGGTGAGGAGATTGCCTGCAATTTTCGCCCACAGCGTCAGGTCACGCTGCTGACCCAGCTCAGCGAACAGCGGCAGGATCTGCTTGGTGAAAAACACTTCCTGCACCTGCGGGACCACCACAGGACCGGCATCGGCCAGGGCCTGCATGTCTTGGCGGAAGCTTTCCGGCAGGGCAGCGGCGTTGAACGTGTCTTGGTTCACAGCGTCTCTCCTTTAGAGCAGTTTGGCAATGCGCGTGACCACCGAGTTCTGCACCTCGATAGCTCGACCCAGGCTGTAGGTCACCCCGTCCTGGGCAAAGCGCACTTTGATGTTGAGCATGTAGCGGTTGGGGTTGTAGGGGTCCGGTTCATCCACCGTGCAATCGATGAGCACGTCATCGAAATACCGACGGAAATACTGACCCAGATCCCGGTTGACCAGCTCACGCAGGGTATCACGCGAGTCGGTACTCTGCTGGATGTGGTAGGCCAGGGACACCACGCTGCCCTGGTACAGGGTACTCTGAGCGTGTTTTGAGGCCAGGTAGTGGCCCATGAGCTTGTCGGCTTTCTCACCCACATCGGTAGCCCAGCCACCGGCGGTGAGGGTAGGGAGCGGCACAGCCATCGTCATCGCCTCGAAAAGAAAAAGAGAAGCGCCCCCAGCCCCCGGGGAGGGGGCTGAGAGGCGATGAGGCGTATCAGCCTCGTTCGTTGCCTTCCGAACTGGTCGGATCGTCCATACCGGTTTTGAGATAGCTGTGCACGTTGGCCCAGGTATCCAGCACGGCTTGCTGTTCTTGCAAGGTCAGGTCCGCATCGCCTGGATACAGCTCCTCCAGGTACATCGTCGCTGACCAGTCTTCCTCCGGGGTCTCCTGCATGAGCCCATCGACCACACGGCGGTAGTCGTAATGTGCTTCGCCCTTGACGTCCGGATGCAGGTCCACGTAGGTGTCCGAATAGCCATCCACGCGCTGCTGGTGATACAGCGTACGCAGCTCGGGCATGGCCATGATCCAACGCTGCATGACCGGCGGGGCGTGTTGCAGGGCTTGCAGGTCGTTCAGATACCCAATCACGTCCTCGCCCCAGAGTGAGCGCAGGTTACGCACCAGGGCATTGGAGCTGCGCATGGCCTGATGGTCCATATAGGCTTCCATCCGCTCACGCGCAGCCGTCATGAAGGCTTGGCCGGCTTGTGTCAGCGCAGGCGTCGGCCCTTCGAACTGCGCCACGATAAACTGCTGTGTTCCTGGGTGGGGATTTGCATAGGCCAAGGCCTCAAACGTCGCATCCCCACCGTCAATGAAATTGGCCATGGATTCTCCTCTCTACATAACGTGGGCCGGTGTCAGCGGGCATTACGTAGGGATATTGAGGGCTTGAAAGCGCATAAACCCCCTCCCCGACCCGAAGGCCGAGGAGGGGTGAGAGCTTGCGTGTTACGCGGTACGTGCTGCCCGAATCCAGTTGCCGATGGTGCTGGCCGCTGGAGCCGGGATGGTTACGTTGGAAGAGATCTTCCTCGGCACGGCGATATCGATCACGCCGGTATGAGGGGCCAAAGCCATGAAACGATCGTCCTCGTAGTTGTCCAGAATCAGTGTACCGTTGAGCTGGTCCTGATGATCGTTCGTTACCAACGAACTCCCGGGTCGTGACTCCGGTCGGTGCGACTTCCAGATCGCCACCAACGCCGACTCTCGCCGACGGTAGACTATATCTTCCCCCATCTGAGGGCTCCCTGTTTCGCTGCCACTTGGTCAGCTACGCCTTTCGGCTAGTCGTTGAACCTTCATCCTCCATCCTGTCTCACGACAGTACGTAGGGCGCTTGGCTGCTGATTGTCTCTATCCAGACCTTTTCAAACCGTGACGTCTGCGTTTACACGCTCCGCTGTGGCGGCCTGGCCTACCGAGAGATCCCAGCAATTTAAGGAGTTTAATGACGGCAACCGCTCACCGTCGTACGGGGTCTTCGACTGGGTCGTTAATTCCAGCCCGTCCTCAAGGGACTGCTCCAGGTCTCCCTGGATGCCGAGACTATATCACCTTCCCCTCCCACAGGGGAAGCCTCCTATTTCCGCTCACTTGTAGCGTACTGGCATGCCTGCCATAGTCGTTGAACCTTACCCACCCATCCTGTCTCACGACACTACGGAAGGTCTTGGCTGCTGGTTGCCTCTATTCAAAACTTTTCAGGCATAGACGTTTGCGCTTTCGCGCTCCGCTTTAGCGTTTTGACTTGACGAGGGTTTCCAGCAATTAAGGAGGTTATCACCCAGCTGTTGCCGGCTGGGGGGACTGTTCACTACTCGTTTTCCCACTGGACGATTCTTGTTACTTGGTGAGATTTTTGATGTGTAGTGAGTTTATCCGCATTCGGCGCCTTGAGCACCATGACCGAGAGACCAATGGCATTGTCGGTGACATCGGTCTTGATCTTCGAGATGTAGAAGCGTTGGATAGATCCCCTTTGCAGAGTCGGGTTACGGCCCAAGAGCGTGGGGATGCCCAGCCCACCACGAGATTCTCGGATCAGCTCGTGGAAGAGCTCATCGATCAGAGGATCGTAGCAGGTCACCGCCTCGTTGATCTGCCGGGACGCAGCTCGAGGATTGAAGCCTCGCCGGAACAGCTTGGAGGTCAGGTGCGTCCGGAACAGCTGGACGGACAGAGACCACGGCAAGTGCAGCTCATCGTACCGGTGCGGTCCTGCAATGGACACAATCACCGCACGGTAGGTGAAGTGCAAGCGTGCACCGTAGATGTTCTTACGGTACAGCCCGGTTTTACCGGCGATCGAGTCGGCGTACGTCAGGCGGTGGTATTCAGACACCAACCGCTGGATCTTGCACATACGCGACTGCACCCGCGCCTTAGAGAGCGGGTAGTTGGAGAACTCCGTGGCCGATACCGTACGGATGGCATCGATCATGGGCACCATCGTGTCATCGGCATATGAGCCGGTGACCGTACCTTCGGTGATGAAACTAAGCCGACTGGGCACGGGCAGGAATCGGGTGAACAGCACGTTCCGATACCGGCGCACGAACTCGTTGGTGGCTTCCACGGTCTGGGGCTTGGCGTTGAACAGCCCCTGCTCGTTGAAGATCGCCCAGTACTCATCGAAGTGCTCGATGAAGGCATCCAGCCCACGCTCCAGGCCCAGCTTGTTGAGCCGGTCCACGAAAGGCGGGTAGGACTCAGGCAACTGCGCTAACGGATCGCAGAACCATTCCAGGTAGTTGATGGTGCGGTGGGTGAACACCCCGGACAGGATCGACCAGACGCGGGGGTTGACGAAGGACTTACCACCTTTGGGCGGGGCAATCCACAACAAGGACTCCAGCGGCCGTTCGGTCACGGTGAGCACTTCGGTGTGACAGATCGGGCAGACGATGCCGTGATTGTACTCGCCGGTGATGTGCCCGCAGTCGCAGGAGGGGACGATGGACAGCGTATCGCCCTCGTAGTGGGTGTAGACCAGATGATTCAGACGCTCCACCTCATCGGTCAGGGATACATCAAACTCGTTGATCAGTCGTGGTGGGGTGGTCGCGCACCGATAGGCTGCTTCAAGATCTTCGATCCTGGCAGAGAAGCCCATTTTAACCTCCTAAGCGCAGATGAAAAAACGAGGTTAAAGAAGCCCTCCTACCTGGGGGGTTCCCAGATAGGAGGGCAGTACTACGCGATGACCCTTACTGCCGGAACAGCGAGGCGAACGGCATGGGCGACTCGAAGTTCTGAGCCGCCGACGCGCCGGTGGCGCCGTAGAACTGCGTGCCGGTGTTGGGCAGCATGCCGAAGTCCAGCTGGGAGAACGGCACGCGGCCACCGTTGCCGTCGATGGCGAACAGGTTGTTGGCACGCGGGTGCAGACCCGCCTTCTCGCACGCCAGCGCCAGCGTCTGCAGGAACTGGGCGTTCAGGAACAGGCGACGGGCGTAGCCCTTGAGCTCGAAGTCCGGCACCACCGAGCGGTAGATGTCCGCACGCACACTGGTACGCTCGGCTTCGCTGATCGAGGTGTTGTAGTAGGTCTGGTCGAAACGCTCGACCAAGCCGTTGTCCTGGTCCTTGAACAGGTTGCGCAGGGCCAGGTAGTCGATCTCGCGAATGTCCGAACGCACGCCCTTCTTGCTGGTGAAATACCCCAGCTGCTGACGGATGCCCGTGTAGGAGGCGATCGGGCGGGTGTTGTCCCACAGCCTGCCGAAGATCCCGCCGGTCAGCGCATCGGCCGTCTTGGTGATGTACTGGTAGGCGTCCGAGTTGCCCATGGCCGCTTCGAGCAGGTGGATCTCCAGCCAACTGGTGTCGCCGACTTCCTCGATGTCCCGGGCGAAGATGATCTCGTCGTAGAACAGGCGCTGCGCCAGCTCGATCAGGCTGTTGTTGTTGAAGCCATCGCGCTTGATCGGGAACGCTTCGGGCTTGGCGTTGGGGTCCTGCGAGAGGTTGATCTCGTAGCCCAGCGCACCCAGGTTGCGCAGGTTCTGCTCACGCGGGTTGGTCTCGCCCTGGAACAGCGGGCTGAACACACCCAGCGTGGACTTGTTCATCGACAGCACCGGCAGCGTGGACAGGGCCAGCAGCTGGAATTCCGGCGTGGTCGCGTTGGCCTGCGAGTCCATACGGGTGGCCACGAACAGCTGGTTGAAGTAACGCGGCGGCGGCGGGAGCTGGCCGTACGCGTTGGGCGCCTGCGGCTCGGGTGCACGCCAGATCAGGTCGACGTAGCCGTCCACGCGGGTCAGCTGCTGGATGCGATCGCGGCTGTTGGAACCACCCGAACGCATCGTCACGCTCAGGTTCGAACGGATCGGCAGGCCGGTGGAGGTGAACACCGGACGCGGGCTGTAGTCCAGCACCACCGCCACGTTGGCGCTGGTGTCCAGGTCCGGGATGGACAGGCGCGGCTGGGTATGCACGACTTCGCGATCCATGGTCACGAACAGCGCATTGACCGCGGTACGGGCGATGTCACGCACGTCCTGGGCGGTTTCCGGCTTGAGCTCCTTGGGCAGGATCGAAGCACCGGCGAAATGGATGGTGATCTTCTCACCCAGACGCAGGGCCAGCTGACGAGCCACACGCTCACGCAGGTCCTGATCGACCACGTCACCGGCCCAGGACTCGACCTCGAAGGTCTGACCCGGACCCTTGTTGAACACGCGGTTCTCGATGCCGTCGCTGGAGGCTTCCACGACCAGGATGTAGATCGAGGCGTGGTTCACGCCGTTGACGTTGACCGCGTAGCTCACCGTCAAGGTGGTGTACGGGATCGGCGCCTCGTTGTTGTCCAGGATGTCCACACCGTACTGCGGGACGTCGGACTCCTTCAGGTTCGCCGCGATGGACTCCTTGATCAGCGTGGCGAACTGACGGGCGGTTTCGCCGGCCGGCGCACGGGAGAACGGGGAGTAGATGCGGGTGTTGATCTCGGAGATCTTCACCTTCGGGCCACCACCGCTGCTGGGCGGGTTCGGCGGGACCGGGCCGGCGGACGCTTCGGCGGTGCGGGGCTCGGCTCCCAGGTTGGCGCGGGCCAGCGCTTCGGACATGGTGCTGTTCGGCTGGTCGCCGGGGGTCTGGACTGCCATGGTGTTTCCTCTTTGGGGTTGTAGTGGTGTTGCTCGCGAGCACACGTTCTCGTTTTAGGAGTCCTTGTGCACATGGATGTTGAGTGTCTGAAAAACTTTAGGGTGGCAGAGCTGGCGGGAGTGGGGCTTTAGGTGAATAACCCCCCTGCCTAATCCGAAGATTAGGCGAGGAAGCGCAAGTCTTCCACAGTATGATACTGTACGTTGAGTTTTACACATCCTCCTGGCGGGGTAGATTTTATGTGCCTGCTGGGGCTGACCCAGCGCTAATCCTGAGTGCCCTCCCATGCGCTACGCTTTGTACAACCTCTTCCAAGGCAGCACACTGCATCCGGAAGGCGGCTATGTCGATCCCACGTTCCGACGACTGGCCGATAACCTGCGCAGCATCCGTGAGCGCATTGTGACGTACCGTCGCACGTATCCGGGGTATCTGGCCAACGACCACATCCTGATCAGCCTGATCAACGGCCTGGGGACCCCCCTGTCGATGGACGTGCAGTCCTACGTGGACAAAACCCGTGATCGCTCACTGTACCATGCCTCGGCCCTGGGCATGACCTCCCCAGTCTCCAAAGGCCGGGTGTTCACCGATGGGCAGTTCTTCGGCCGCTATGTCCAGGACGTGATCATCGCCGTGGACGATGAGTTCGACGTCGACTATGCTGCCGCGCACTGGCAAGACCTGGAACCGGTGCGCTTTGTGTATCACCCCCTCTCGGATCTGAGCTTCACGATCCCAGGCCTGCAACCGACCTCCAACGAAGCCGGGCTGTCGGTGATCTTGATCAACGTGCCCATGCTGGCGTTGCAGTACCGTCAGTGGCGCTACTGGCGTCAATCCGTGGACGCTGAGCGCAATCCCCAGACCACCGCCCAGTTCCTGTGCAGCTACACGCTGCCGAACATGCTGGCCAGTGAACTGGATCTGGCGCTGTTCAACCGCATGGTTCTAACCTACTACGGCGCCGAGCCTGCGGCCATGGCCAAGCGCCATCCGTTCTACATCTTTGACCTGAGCCGGGAAACCGACCATGTCCTGGACAACTACCTCACCTACATCAACCGGCGGGGTATGAGCTTTGACACGCTGCTGTCGAACTTCCCGTCCGTGTTCCATGCCGATTTCCACTCGGTCATCGAGCTGCCTGACCGTTCGTACCTGAACCCCATGCGCTGGGCTGCTACGCTGGCGAGGATTCCGATGCTGGCGTTCTTGCTCAACTGGGACGCCCAGCACCCTGGTACGTACAACAGTGCCGAGGTCAACATCATCCGCCGGGAGCTCACCGAGCTGGACTCGGGGAACCTCTTGCGCTCGTACTTGCCGCGGGATCGCTACGAGGATGTCACCTCGATCATCCAACGGGGGATCGAACCGTATCTCGTCTGACGACGCCCTCCCCTCCTAGCGCAGGCTAGGAGGGGAGGGCAGGTATGCCATCAGGTTAGGTCGATCGTTTCACCAGGCCAAGGATCTACCAAGAACTGGGGGTCATCAGAAATCATCTTCGTGTGACCACTGTTCATCACATACCACCCCAGCGACTCCAGGGTGAGGTAGAACGAGTCCATCATCGTCGCCACGGCATCACGGATACCGGCAGCGGCAATGATTTCCTTCGGGATACCGCCATTGGTCACCACGGACTCGGGCAGATAGAACGTGGAGATCTTGTCCATCCCGCAACGGTTCATAAACGCAATCATCCGATCCCGAATGGCCGGATCGTCCAGAGACTCCAGCCAATCCCGTACCTTGCTGGGTGTATCGGTCATCACAGACACCTTGATGGACACATATGGCGGATCAGCCACATGGCCGTATTTGTCGGCAAAGACGTCCTGCCAGAGCAGGTGGTGGCGGTAGTTGGACTTCTCTGGCGCAAGCTGGTAGCTCTCGGCCGGTTTGAGCTGCATACGGGAGAAGAGTTTACGCTCGCCCTGGGCCATGCCGTCCATCAGGGTTTTCTCCACCGCGGCCACGGCATGCAGGATATCGCGCATGCACAGGGACTGGTCACGGATCACACGGTTGACGATGAACTCCATGAGCTTACGTGAGCCCTTGCGCACCAACGGCGGGAGGTTGGCATTGCGATACGCAGCGCCTTTGACCTCATAGTCGAGCTTCTCAAAGACGTTACCTTCCTGAGCCGCGATGCCGGCGTAGTAGTGCTTAGCCCGGGAGGTCGGCACGTAGACGGGGAAGTAAAACTCATTCTTCATCTGCAGCAGGTACTTATCCGGCCCGGTCACGCCCCAACTTGCGGCAGCCAGTGCCATCAAGTGTCGGATCGTCTGGGTGGTCAGGTACACCATCGTGGCGCCCACGGCATTGGCTTTCTCACTGAAGTCCGATCGACCAACCATCCACTGCGTCCAATGCTGGACCGTGAAGATCGACGAGTCGGTATCGGAGGTAATCACCGAGTAACGCAAGGACGTGGGGAACCGGTAGACCGAAGCAGGCACGTTACGCGTAGCCCACAGCGTGTGGATCAGTGGCGCGTAGTCCTGGACGACCTGCTGGATGTTGATCAACGTCCCCAGATAGTGGCCATAACCAACCGGGTTGACGTCCTTCAAGGGATTGCCGTTGCCATCGGCATCACGCAGCGTACCGCCATGGAAGTCCTTGGCACAGAGCATCGTGGCCAGGATCACCATGCCTTCTTCCCGAATGGCTTCGCCTTCAGCCCACCGCTCATGGGGGAGTGAGTCAGCGCGCGTAGACAGCCGTTCCAGCATCGTGCGTACAACCTCCGGGTTGAACTGCGCCAGGTGGTACAGATCGCCCGTATAACAGAACGCCGCCCGTTCCAGCGGAGTAGCCGTTTCGAGCAGGTGCCGTGCCCGCATCAGGTAGGACGCTGAGCGCCAATAGGCTTCCGTACCCCGATGTACGACCTGCATGGCCTGGTCCACTGTCGGGCACACCAAGCCAAACTGCTGGATGACTGCTTCCAGCCGCGCGTAGTCGGTATGAGTCATCAGGCAGATGATGTTGGCTTCCAGCACCTCGGGGGTGGCATAGTGCCGGTTGCCGTACAGGAAGCGCTCGTTATTCGAATTGCCATACCCGGTAGCCGTGCGGCACATCGACGTCAGTGCCGTATGGGCTGATTTGTTCCACAACGCCGTACCCGTGGAGGACTGACCGCCGGAGAGGGCATTGTTCTTGATCTTCTGCGTAGTCTGCTCGGAGTTCTTGCGGGCTGCCAGGACCAGGTCCTTACGCATCTTGGCTGCCATCATCTCCTTTTTGGCCTTGCTACGGATAGCCAGGTTATCCAGGATGTACATCGCCAGGATTGATTTGCGCTTCTCCGGAGGCCAGTAGGCCACCCCCGACGGTGAAAGCCGCTCGTTGTTCTCCTCCACGGTCTGGAGGAAGGCATCAAAGCTCATGCCCGCGGGCTTGCGATCCCCATGCTCGTCACGCACCAGAACCAAGGCCTGGGGCGGAGTGATTGGATGCTCGCCCTGGGGCGCCGTAACGCGTTCTACGTACGCCCGGCACTCGCTGAGATCACGGCCCGTCATGCGGTGCAAGAACTGGCTGCTCTGGTCCAGATACTCGTTAAGCAGCACGCTGTAAGGCTGGCGGACGTAGCCGGCATCATCCAGCAGGAAAGGGTCTTTCATCCACTGATTCCTTGTTGGGGTCAGGTACAACATGTCAGGGTTGTGTCCAGAATCAAACTCCCTGAAACCCCCTCGGGAATGGCCACGGTGTAGATCGCCCGCTGGCGGTGGGCAATGCGCGGTAAACCCATCGACAGGGCGTGTAGTACGCGCACCTCAGAACGGCTCCGACGGGCTTGGTACAAGAACGCATACTCGGGGTTACAGCCTGGATGTCGCAGGATCAATCCACCTTGATCTTCCTCCGTGCGTACCGTGGCCTGGTCGGTGGGTCGAGTTTCGATCAACCGCATGACCAAAAAGCGCCCAGATAGGGAGCAGAACGCATAGACCTCCCCGTCCTGAGCAAAGGGCGCATGGCGCATGGTCATGCGAATGGATTTGGCAAAGGCCAGGTGCGGGTCGCGTAACAGGGCATCGAGATACTGCAGTTCCTTGCGCATTCGAGCAGGGCTGGGCATGGTGAACTCCTGGTGGGAAAAAAGAAACAGCATAGAAGCCTGTCCAAGGGACCCGAATCCCTTGGACAGGCGTGTTGTGCGATAACGTGCTGGTCGTCCCCTCGTTCAACCGTTACCGCATGGTGAAGACCCATCTCCATAAGCCCTCATACCACAGGGCCTGCGTGTCAGGATTTACGACAGGGTTTCCACGTCCACGGCGGTGTAGCCGATGGCCGAGAGCGCATCGAGGATGCGCTGCTGGTGACCAGGCGCCACGTTGGGGACGGTAAAGCGCATGCTGGTCGAAGCCACCACCTCAAAGCTGCTGTCCACGATCCAAGGCAGGCCCACAGCCGTGATGTTCCCGGACTGGAGCTGGAGCTTGAGCCAGGGG